ATCCATGACCGACCGCAGGTAGATCGCCGTCAGCGATTCCGCGTCGCCGAGCTCGTAGGGATCCGGCGAGACGTTCATCAGCCCAACGCCCGCCGCATGACGCTGGTCCGTTCCTCGACCAGGATCGCCTTCCGCGTCTTCGACCCGATGTGGGCAACCACGCGGTCAGGGTGCCGGTCGACAATGACGCCGATCGCGTCACGGAACGCCCCTGTATCGACCGGCGCCATGGCGCGCGCACGTTCAGCGACTTGCTCGCCCGCTGCGCGGACGACACGTTCCATCTTGTCTCCCAGCAAAATCGACGCGAGTGAGTCGAGGTTCGCGACGTAGTTGCGGCCGATCCGGACCTTCTTCACGGCCGGACGAGCAGGTCTCCGACGATCAACGGCTGAGCGGCCACGCTGCCGTTGGCGTTCACGAGGGCCTGCACGTCAACGCCGATCCGGTCGGCGATGACGGCCCAGCTGTCACCCGGCTGGACGGTGATCGTGGCCGCGTCGGTCGACGCCTCGTCTGCGCCGACCGCGGGCGGCTTCCTGGTGGCCATGTCGTCTCCTGGGGGTTGGTCAGCCGGTGGATTCCCGGCAGGTGAGTTCGATGTGCGCGACACGCCGCGGCACCGGGTACCGCAGGACCTCGGTCACGACCGCGACGACGTCCACGGCCCCGCGCCGGGTCAACGTGACCTGGTCGAGCTGCTCCACGTCGACGCATTCGTCGACGGTGACCCGCCACGTGTTCCTGTGCGGCGTCCGCGCCTGCTCCGGTGCGACGTCCCCGGTGAGGGGTTCAGCGATGCACGGCAGGGTGCCCTTGTGTCGGGGCGTGTACGTGCCGGTCGGGATGCCGGTGTCACCGGCCGCGTTCGTTCCCGTGTCGGGCCGGGCGATGACGACCCGGTGGGTGACGAGCCGGCGCCGGATCACCGCTACAGCCAGTCAGGACGACGGCCGTCGGACAGGTCGACCGCCGCCGCTCGACCAGTCGCCGCTGGCTTCCCCGACAGGAACCGCTCCTCCGCCCCGGTGAAGTACAGGGCCCCGTCGGGGTTGGCGAACTTCCGCGTCTCCCCCAACGTCCCGGACGACACCTGGATCTCCTCGACCCCGGCCTCGTCGTCGCTGGTCATGGCCCGCTTCACCATCTGGCACACGACCCGACCCACCGACCTCGCCCGCAACGTCCCGGCCGCGATCCGCGCATCGACGTCTGGCCACCGGTCCCGGACCATGTCCGACGCGTCCTCCAGCAGCGTGTCCGCCCGGGAGTCGCTGCCGGCGGGGCAGGAGGGCCAGCGCTTCGTCAGGTCAGCGAACGTCGCGAACGGTGTCTCTGACATGCCTGGCCCTCCTCCCCGTATTCAGTTGTCCGGCCGGGACTACTCGTCCTCGCCGGTCCCCCCGTCGCCCTCGGCCGCCGCAGCGTCGTCGGCCTCGAGCGCCGCCACGAGGTCGGCGTTCTTGCCGCCCTCGGGAACGATCCGCGTGGAGTCGTCCCGGCCCTCGTTCCGGGCCTTGATCTCGGCCTTGAGGTCGGCGGCCTTCCACGAGCCGTAGCCGTCGTCCTCGCCGGTCCCCCCGTCGCCCTCGGCGTCGACGTCTCCCCACGCCTTGGGGTTGGTGATGGCCTCGGCCACCTTCGCCGGCACGTCGTCGCCGGGCCCGTAGACCTTCCCGTCGACGTGCACGAACGCTGCGAGCTTCTTGCTCATGTCGCACTCCAGATCTTGAGGATGAGCGGGTGTGGATCGGTCAGGTCGGGCGCGGACGCCAGAAACTCGAGCACCGTCTTCGTGTGCTTGCGGTAGTTGCAGGGACCGCAGGCCGGGACGACGTTCGCGGCGACGTGGTGACCGCCGCGGGACAGCGGCGTCATGTGCTCCTGCTGGAGCGGTACGTCATCGGCGCGGCAGTACGCGCACGAATGACCGAAGGCACCGAGGATCTCTCGCCACTGACCCTGCGTCAGTCGCGACTCTGCCCCAGCGAGCCGTGCTCGGCGTCTCTGCTGGGAGATGGCGACAACCTCCGGGTGTCGCGCCTGGTAACGCTTGACCTGGGCCCGGCGCTTCTCCGGGTTGTCCTTAGCCCACCGCTTGTTGTTCGCCACCTTCGCGGGCGTCCGGTTATGCACCGCCGCACGTTCGGGATTCTCTTGCTTCCAACGCGCCGACGTCTTCCGGTCCTGCTCCGCCTTCGCCGGGTCAGCCCGCCTCGCTCGCTGCCGGGCGGCGTTCTTCGACCGGACGTCCGGAGAGGCACTGCGCTCCCGGACGTAGTCCGCGTTGCACGGTCGGCAGTACGAGTGTCGGCCGTACTTCCCCGTTCGGTGCGGGGTGAACTCGCTCAACGGCTTGTCCACCCCGCACCGAACACACGCCTTGCTGGCTGGAGTGGGCTCCAAAGCCGGCGCTCTTGCTGCTACAGGACGTCTGCAGCAAACGAGAGGTTCGCGTTCGCCAGGACCGGCAGCGCGATCGCGTCGGACACGACCTCCGCGATCATCGGCGGCGTGTCCCCACGGAACGCACCGACGACGATGCCGGGCTGCTCGGAGTCACCGATCCCCCAAGAGGGCTCGGTCGACGTCAGGGTCTGACCCCAGTACGTCGCGCCGAGCGACGTGCCCGGCCAGTCCTCCGGGTCGACCGGCGCCGGGAGCAGCAGCACCCGGTCGTCGGCCAGGACCTTCGTCGGCGTCCCAGCGACCTGCACCCGCCGGTCGTACAGCACGATCGGCGGGAGCCCGGCCGCCTCGACCGTGTCCATGACGTTCTGCTGCGTGGCAGGCCGCGAGGCGCTGTTCAGCAGCTGCGTCTTGAACTGGGTCAGGTTGGCCATCGCCCGCAGGACCCGCGTCGACATGAGGATCGCGCCGGGCGCCTCACCGTTCGCGTCCTTGTAGGTGTCCGACCACGACTGCAGGTCCCCGAGCGCGTCCGCGGACACCGTCGACCAGGCCGTGCCGGCCGTGACCGTGTGCCCGCCGGCGCGACCGAAGTCGTCGTCCATGAACCCGGAGATCGTCGCCTTGCCGGTCTGCAGGACGACGCCCCGCAGCCGCTCGATCGCGTCCGCGACCGCACGAACCACGACCTCCGTCGTCCGCTGGATCGTGCCCAGCGCCGTCTCGTCGGACAGGTTCGAGTTCCGCGCCCGGAGCTGGTTGTACTCCGAGATCGGGATGTTCTGCCCGAGGGCGGGCAGCTCGAGCGTGACCCGCTTGCCGGACGGGCCCTTCCCGATGGTGGGCTCGGCGTCGAACGCGCGGAAGTCCGCGACGTCGACCAGGCCCGTCGAGCCGGCGATGAACCGGACCGAGATGTCGGCGACCTCTCGGTTCGGCAGCCAGCGTGCCAGCGTGCCCTTGCTCGCCTCGTAGTCCGCGAGGGACGCCCGGGCGTACCCGGTGAGCGTGGCGGGATCGATGATGTCGGTCCAGAGTGCCATGGTCGGCCCCTTCTCAGACGTAGGTGATGGCGAGGTTGACGCGCTTGGCCGCGGCAGCCGGGACGGTGAACGCGTCGGTTCCCTGCGGGACCTTCGCGGACCTCACCCGGCCGTGCTGGAGCACGGCCACGGCGAAGTCGTTGGTGCCGACGACCTTCTGGTCGGTCAGCAGGTGACCCCAGAAGATCCCGGCGCCGGTCGTGGTGCCCTCCGCCGAGGTGTAGGGGACGACCATGCCGCCGACCTTGGCCAGTGGCGTCCCGGACGGGATGTACCCGTTCGGGTAGTGCGTGCCGGCGGTGAAGGTGCTGATGTCGAGGAGCTCGGTCCGGCAGTCGTGGATGCCGTGAGACGAGTCGAGCCAGGACTGATCACCCGCGCCGATGGTCTCGGAGACGAGACGAGGCATAGCGATTCTCCTTTGTCGGATTGGTGTGAACGAACCCGTGGCAGCGCCACGTCTCCGCGCCCGTCGATGCGCGTGCCCGACCCGATAGGTCAGGCGGACTTCTTCCCGTGCCGGGACTCGTACATGTCCCGACCGGCCGAAACGGACTGCTCGCCCTTGCCGCCGGCGCCGCCCTGGGCCCGGTCCGGCTTCGGCCGGCCACCCTTGCCGTCGTCGATGACGAACGCGCCCGAGTCGGCGAGCTCCTTGACCTTGGCCTTGATGGCCGCGACGTCGACCTCGCCGTCGTCGGAGATCTTGACGTCCTTCAGGTCCAGGGCGCGGACGGCCAGCTCGGGCTTGGCGAACCGCGCTTCCGCGACCAGGGCCCGCGCCTCCGCGGCGATGAGGCGGGCGTTCGCCGCCGCCATGACTTCGGTGCGGCCTTCGCTGCGCGCGGCGTCGATCGCCTTCTCGTTCTCGGTCTTCGCGTCCTCGACGGCCTTGTCGTGGGCCGCTGCCTTCGTCTTCAGGTCCTCGTAGTCGGCGTACTTGCCTTCGATCTTGCGCCGCTCGGCCGCGATCAGGGAGTTGACCTGGTCCTGGGTGAGCGTCTTCGGCTTGTCGTCGGAGCCGCCCTTGTCGTCCGCGCCCCCACCCTTGTCATCGGTGCCGCCGGTGTCACCGCCGCCACCGGCCGGACCACCGTCGGGGGCCGGGATGGGGACGTACCCGAACGAGCTGCCGGGGTACGTGATCCCGGCAATGTGCTGGGCGAGCTTGCGGCGCTGCATCGTGCTGACCTCCTGGGTACCGACGAAGACCCGCGTCGACGTGCGCTGTCGTCGTTCAGCGCAACCACCCGAATGGGTGGGTCGAGTCGGTGGCTTCTTGCACCTGACAGCAGCACGCGTGGCGCTGCCTCAGGGGATGCGGAGCGCGGCCTGCTCCTTGCGGAGCTGCCGGACCATGTCGCGCTGCCACGGAGTGCCACGGCCGGCGGTCAGATCCGCTTCCATCTGCTTGATCTGCCGCTCAATGAACGCTGCCCGTTCGGCCGTCTGAGCGCCAGGGGAGAACGCGGACGCTGGGCTTCCCTCTTGTGCCTTCATGGCGGACGAGCCGCGGGCCTTGGGCTTCGGTGAGCCGCTGTCGAGCGTGAGCCGCGGGCCACCGAAGTCTGGAACACCGACACAGCGGCAGTGGTCATGGCTCCTGAACCGGACCGTCGCCTCGCTGTACACCGCGCCGCGGCCGATCAGCATCCGACAGAACGAGCACTCTCCGGACCCCTCACGCCGCCAGCCAGCCGCTGACGGGTCCGCGATCGACGACCTGGCGATCGTGTCCCGATCGGCGTCCAGGATGATCCGCTGCAGCCCGCCCGACGCCCGCTCGATCGTCTTCGCGACGCTCGGGGTCGCCCCGAACAACGGCTCCACCGCCCACCCGGCGAGGGCCTCTGTCCGGCCGACGTCAGGCAGCCTCGCGACGATCGCCTGGAACCGGCCCTTGACCTCAGCCTCGGAACGCAGCTCGTCGTACCAGTCCGCTCCGAGAGTCGCGGCGGCAGGCGCATAGAAACCTGCCAGGCCCTGCAGCACCTCCGCGAGTGCGTCCCGGTAGCCGTGCGCGTCCGCGTCTGACACGCCCTGCATGCCCGACGCCAGGTCGTTCGTCGCTTGCAGCACTACCTGGTCGAGGTCCGCACGATGTAGCGCGACCTGCGTGGCCATCTGCTACTGCGCGTTGGGGTCGCGCAGGGACGCCGGCACGAGCTCGGTGAACTCCAGCCCGTCGATCTGCGCCACCCTCGCCGCGACCTCGGGCACGACTCCGCCGCGGACCAGCATGCCCAGCGTCTCGGCCCTGGCCTTCAGGACGGCCGCATCCGCCAGCCGGGTGTCACCAGTCGCCGTTGCCCCATCGGCCGGCGCCCCCGTGCCGGCCGCAGCGCGCTCGGCGATTGCCCGCAACGCCGCCGACCCCCCGCTCCGCCGACGCTCAGCCATGACCCGCTCGATCTCGTCGTCGGACAAGCCGAACTGCTCGAGCGTGAACTCCCACTCCGGGTCCAGCACCCCGGAGCTGATCATCTTCGTCGCCCGGTCCGCCGCCGCGCCCGGCGCGACCAGGGAGACTGGCGTCCACAGCGACCGCACCGACCCGGGCGGCAGCAGCTCACCGGTGCGCCACAGGTGTGCGACCTCGCCGAGCTCGACCAGGCCCAGGTTGTAGATCTTCTGCCGGCGCACCGCGCGCTTGTCCAGCCGCACGTCGGCCCGCTGGATCGCGTCCGCCGACGCCGGATTGTCCGTCGAGTACCCGAAGTGCGTCGCAGGGATGCCCGAGCTCGACGAGATCTCCTGCATGTACGTCTTCAGCAGCTCGGTGAACGGCTGCGGCGACGCCGCGGAGAACTCCCCCGCACGTGGCAGCGCCCCGTCGTTCTCCTCATCCGCCGGCGCGAGCAGCAGCCGCCCGATGATCGCCTGCCACTGAGAGACGGGCTCGCCGTTCTCGTCGACGAACATCGACTGGTCGGCGCCCATGAGGTACCTCTGCGGCGCGGCGTAGAACTCCCGCGCAATCTCCATCCCCAGCAGCGTCCGCATCGCCGAGTTCGTGATCGACCTAATGTGCCGGGTGATCTCCGACCGGCCACCCATCCGCGACGCCCGGGGCTTGTTGATCAGCGACACGACCGGGATCCGCTCGAGCCCGTGCTCGTCCCGATCAGTCACAACGACCCGACCGCCCTGGCGCTCCGCCGTGATCGTCTCCCCCGGCAGGTACAACTGCCAGCCGATCAACCGGTCCCGGTCGTCGTACAACTCGCACAGGGCGTTCACGTTGCGCCGCATGCGCGGGTCCCACGTCGCCGTCATCCGCATCGGCGACTCGGCCTTGATCAGCACGTCCGGCTCGCCCTCGCCGCCCGTGCCCGCCGTCAGGAACGCGATGCCCATGATCAGCGAGTCCAGCGTCGCTTGCCCCACCTCGATGTCAAGGTGGTTCGCGTCGAACAACTCCTTGAGCCCGAGGTCCTGCTTCGGCGTCGACCAGCCCCGCCAGTCCATCCGCTCATCGATGACGTCGACCACGATCTGCGGGCCGGCCGCGACAGCCTCGACGTCCTTCAGGTGCGGCGGGATCGCGATGCCGAGGTCGCGGACCTTCCGCGCGCCCTCGTAGTACGCCTCCTGCCGCAGGTTCACCTTCCGGGCGCGCGCGAGCTTGCTGATCAGGGTGCGACGGACGGCGTCTTCCTCGTCGGTCAGCTTGTCCTTCTCGAGGAGGGCGGGCGCCTCGGCCATTCGACCACCCCTCCTACGACAAGACGACGACGCGTTGCTTCGACGTTGACCGCTTCTTCATGAACGACAGGCCGTAGTGCGCCAGCGTGAGCGCCCGCAAGGCCGCGACCTCGGCGGTCGGGTCGTCGACGTCCCACTCACAGCGGGTGGACTTCCCGATCGGCTTCTTCTTAGCCACACGCAGCGCGGTCTTGATCGCTGGCTGGTCGACGTGGTGAACGGTCTTCTCGTCGACTGCACTCAGGAGCGCGGTGAACGCCCGGACGCCGTCGCTCTGCGTTGTCACGTTGACCTTGACCTTGCGGGCCCGCAGCGGACCGACCAGTGCCGCCGCAGGGTCTCGGGCGTCGATCATCACCGGGATACGCCGACCGCACCGCTCGACGAGCCAGTCGACGATCTTGCGTGTGTCCGTGACCCGCTCAAACTCGGCCAGGTCCACGAACGCCGCGAGCTCCCCCGGGATAGCGATCGCGATCGCCGCGACCCGCTCCGGTGACATCGCCAGCGCATACCGGGCCGGCGCATCCAACGGGACCTCTTCGTCCGGGATCACCAGCCGCGACCACGAGCCGCCCGAGATGACCTGCTTGGTCTTCTCGAACTCGTCCCACATGCCCATGCCTTCGCGCTTCCACGAATCGACCGAGACGAGCTGTCGGCGAAGGCGCAGCATCGAGTGCAGCGGTGTGCGACTGGGGAAAGACGGGTTCGCCTTCGCCCACTGCTTCTGGTCGTCCGGGTCCGAGCCCGGGTCAGCGCCGAACTCGAGGTAGACCATGTCGTCCTCGCCGTCGAGCGCGGCCTTCCGCCGGTTCGTGAACGCCTCGCTCGGGTCCGTCGGCCGCGGCGGAGTCCCGATGTAGAACACCAGCGCACCATGCGGGTGCTGTGCCTGGTTGGTCGGCGCGATCATGTCGTCGAGCGCCTTCTCCGTCAGTCGCTGCGCCTCGTCGAACACGACGACGTCGACCTGGTCGAACCCCAGCCCGAACCCGGCATCCCGAGCGCCGAACATGATGATCGACCCGTTACGGAACCGGATCTCCTGCTCACCGTTGGCCTTGCGGATGTCGTCGTCGGTGAGCCCGATCTTCTTCCGCTTCACCAGCCGCTGCAGCGACCCGAACGTCTTCGTCGCCGTGCGGGTGTGGTGCGCGGTCCACAGCACCGTCAGGCCCGGGAACAGTAGGCACATCATCACCAGCATCGTGCCGACCAGGAACGTCT